GTGACCCGTTTGGCAATGAGGAAGAGGGACGCTCCCAGGTTGTCGCCATGGAGGTGCGCGACACTGTCAGCGCCATGATGCCCAGCCTTATGCGGGTATTTTTCAGCACCGAGAATACTGTCGAATTCTTACCTCGCGGCCCAGAAGACGAGAAGGGTGCCCAGCAGGCCACTGATTATGCAAACCTAATCTTCAACTCGGACAACAACGGGTTTATGACCACTTATGCGATCTTCAAGGATGCGCTGGTCAGGAAGTGCGGCATCGCCAAGTATTACTGGGAGGAAGAGGAAAAGGTCCGCATCGAGGAGTACTCAGGCCTTGATGACCAGACCCTGCAAATCTTGTCCCAAGAGAATGCCGAGGTCAAGATCGTTGTGTCTTACCCTGACCCGGCGATCTCCCAAGAGATGATTGACCAGGTCAACGCGCAGGCCATGGCCGCAGGCCAACCGGCGCCGCAAGTGCCCATGATCCATGACGTGCAGATCAAGCGCATTGTCAAAGATGGGCGCGTGCGCATCATGGCCGTGCCGCCCGAGGAGCTTGTGATTGATCGCCGGGCACGGTCCTTTGATGATGCTGCACTGATTGCTCACCGCCAGATGCTGACGGTGGCCCAGTTGATCGCCATGGGCTATGACGAGGACGAGGTCCGCGACAACCTGACCTCTAACGACCTGGACTCCAACGAGGAGTTTTTGGCGCGTCAGCCATTGAACAACATCACGGGCAACAACAACACAACCAACCCCATGATGCAGCGGGTTTTATACGTTGAGGCGTACTCCCAGGTGGACTATGACGGGGACGGCATCCCTGAGCTGCGCAAGATCTGCTGCATGGGTTCTGGCTACAACATTGTGCGCAACCTGCCGGCGTCCTACATTCCATTTGTTGACTTTCCTTGTGACCCAGAACCCCACACCTCGCCCCTAGAGTCCATGTCGATATTCGACATCACGCATGATTTGCAAGAGATCAAGTCCGAGATCTTGCGCAACACGCTGGACTCTTTGGCCCAGTCGATCCATCCCCGGACCGCGATTGTCGAGGGCCAGGTCAACATTGATGACGTGCTCAACAACGAGACGGGCGCCGTGATCAGGATGCGTGCCCCCGGCATGGTGCAGCCATTCAACACCCCCTTTGTGGGCCAGGCCGCATTTCCCATGCTGGACTATGTGGACCAAATTAAGGAAGACCGCACCGGCATGAGCAAGGCCGCCATGGGTTTGAATGCAGACGCATTGCAATCGAGCACCAAGGCCGCGGTGGCCGCCACCATCAGCGCAAGCCAGGGCCGCATTGAGCTGACCTCGCGCATCTTGGCCGAGGGCATGAAAAAGCTCTTTAGGGGTATTTTGTTTTTGATCACCACGCACCAGGACAAGCCCCGCATGGTGCGCCTGCGCAACGAGTGGGTGCAGATCGATCCTCGCGCCTGGGATAACTCCATGGACGTGTCAATCAACATTGGCCTGGGCCAGGGTGACACAAACGAGCGCTTGCAGGGTCTGATGATGATCATGCAAAAGCAAGAGCAAGCCCTCAGCACCATGGGTGCCGACAACCCCTTTGTGACCATGACCCAGTTTTCGCGCACGCTGCGCAAGATTGTGGAGTTGTCAGGGTTTCGGGATGCCAGCCAGTACTTCAAGGACGTGCCCGAGGGTTACATGCCGCCCGAAAAGCCCAAGACCCCAACGCCAGAGCAGGTGCTGGCCCAGGTCCAGGCCGAGTCTATCCAGGCCGATATTCAGAAGAAGGCTGCCGAGCTTGAACTCAGGCGCGAGCAGATGATTCGGGATGATGATTATCGTAGAGATCAAATGGCGCAGGACTTAATGCTCAAGAAGTACGAGCTTGAGTTAAAGTACGGTACTGCGATAAGTACTGCCGAGCTTGATGCCCAGCAGTCCTTGGACAGAGAGGCACTGATCCAGCAGTCAGCTCTCATGGCGCAGGCCATGCAGCAGCCGACCCAGGCTCCAGTGCCGCCCATCAACCCTAATAGTGGAATGGTCCAATTTCAATGAACGAAGAACAGGTGCGTAAGGGCCGAAAGGCCGAGCAGTTGCTGCAAGACGAGGTCTTTGCGGCTGCGCTGGAAAAGCTCGAGAACGAGCAGTTGTGGGTTTTCAAGGGCAGCAAGCCAGAGGAAACCGACAAGCGCGAGCAAGCATACGCAATGATCAAGGCCATTGAGTTGTTCAAGACCGAAGTCACCAAGATGGTGGACAACGGCAAACTGGCGCAGCGAGCAATTGAACGCGCCCAGAAAGTATTGGTATGAGCACGCAGGCACCGCAAACCAGTGCGCCTGCTGGCCCAATGAATTTGGCCGAAGCGGCCAACGCTCTCGAGGTAATGCTGCCAGTCGATGGAGAACAGTCACCCGAAGAGACGCAGTTGTCAGAGTCCGAAGAGGATGATGGCGCGGCCTTGAACGAAGAATTGTCAGCGGATGCAGACGCTGCTGACGAGGAAACGCAAGAGGAACAGTCCGAGGAAGATGAGGAATCTGAGGAGCAAGATCAGCCAACCCACTTCACCGTCAAGGTTGACGGCAAAGAAGTTGAGGTGACGCTGGACGAGCTGCAAAAAGGTTACTCGCGGACCCAGGACTACACACGCAAAACGCAGCAGATCGCCGAGATCCGAAAACAGGTCGAGGTTGAGACTGAGGCAGTGCGTGCCGAACGTGCGCAGTATGCACAGATGTTGGGAGCGTTACAGGCCCAGCTCCAGGGGACCGAGACTCAGATTGATTGGGACCGTCTTTACCATGAAGACCCCATCGAGTGGGTGCGGCAAAAAGAGGTGATGCGTGAGAAACAGGAAAAGCTCCAAGCTATTCAGTTTGAACAGCAACGAGTGGCCCAGCTCACGCAGCAAGAGCAGCAGCAGCATTTCCAGACGCATTTGCAGGCGCAGCACACAAAGATGCTCGAGGTCATTCCCGAGTGGAAGGACGTGGCAAAGGCGAAAACAGAAAAGCAGCTACTGGTCGAATTCGGTAAAAAGACTGGATTTACACCCGAGGAGTTGAGTGCCATTGTCGATCACAGGGCGGTTGTTGCGTTGCGTAAAGCAGCGCTGTACGACCAGATGATGACCAAGCGAAAAGCAATCACCCCCGTGACCAATAACGGTCCACGGCCAGCCAAGCCAGGTGCAGCAGGCCGGGTATCCCAAACAACTGAAGCAACTCGCGCCAAACAGCGTCTCGCAAAGACTGGCCGTGTCGATGATGCGGCCTCTGCAATCTACCAACTTTTGAGGTAAAACCATGACTATCGTAAGCAATACCTTCACGACCTACTCTGCAAAGGGTATCCGCGAAGACCTGAGCAATGTGATCACCAACATTGCTCCCGAAGAAACCCCATACCAATCCAACATTGGCCGCGAAACCGTCAACAACACTTTGTTTGAGTGGCAGACCGATACCCTGGCAGATGCCGCAGCAAATGCGCAGCTCGAGGGTGATGACGTTGGCACATTTGACTCTGTCACCGCCACCGTTCGTTTGACCAACTACGCTCAGATTTCGCGCAAGACTATTGTCTTGTCGAATACTGAAGAAGTAGTAAATAAGGCAGGCAGACGCTCTGAATTAGCATACCAAATAGCTAAACGCGGTAGCGAGCTAAAGCGGGACCAAGAATTCATTCTTTTGAATGGCGGCATTGCTGTTGCAGGCAACACCACCACGGCTCGCGTGACTGCCTCCTTGGGCGCGTTTGTCAAGACCAACACTGACAAGCAGACCAACGGCACTGATCCCAGCTACAGCACGCTGCCCAACAGCGCTCGCACTGACGGCAACGTGCGCACCTTCACTGAGACGATCCTCAAGAACGTCATTCAAAAGGTGTGGACTGCTGGCGGCACTCCGAAGATCCTGATGGTCGGTCCTGTCAACAAGCAGCGCGTGTCTGGTTTCTCTGGCATTGCATCTTCACGTTTCAACATAAATGGAGGTGAAAAGCCTGCCGTATTGATCGGCGCCGTTGACATTTATGTCAGCGATTTCGGAAACGTGGCCGTAATTGCGAACAGGTTCCAACGTGAGCGTGACGCATGGGTGCTTGATCCCGACTATGCCAAGATGGTTGTGCTGCGTCCTTACCAGCAATTAGAACTTGCTCGCTCAGGAGACGCCGAAAAACGAATGCTTTTGGTTGAATTCGGACATAAGGTCACAGCAGAAAATGCCCACGGCTTGGCTGCTGACTTGATCACTTCCTGATAACTGACTAGGAGACGGGGCCAGGGAAACCTGGCCCCACTTACATGGACAAAAGAATTCTTGATGTAAGCCCCGACAAGGGCATCACGCGCACCTGGCACTACAACTCAGACACTGACGAGGCGACTATCCAGACCACTCAGGACATGACTGACGTGATCGAGGCCAACAAGCGTGACTTTGCAGCCATTGACAACAGGGCCAACTGGACCGGCGAGTGGCATCATGTCGCCAGCATCCCAGAGACCTTGTATTACAAGCTGAAAGCCGAAGGCAAGCTCGATGACCAGGCTTACATGAAGAAATTCTTAAATGATCCAGACAATCGATTCTTTCGCGTGAGGCCCGGCCAAGTATGAACTACATCGCGGTTTGCACCCCAGCACGGGACCAAGTCCACACCAACTACACCTATTGCATGGTCAACATGGTGGCGTATCACACGCTCAACACCACTGATGCCATCAGTCTGAAAATATTGCAGGGAACGTTGATTCAGAACCAGCGTGCTGATTTGTGCCTAGATGCGTTGCGTGAGGGTTGCACGCACATCTTGTTCATTGACTCAGACATGACCTTCCCCCAGGAAATGATCCAGCGGTTGCTGAAACATGACGTTGACATTGTTGCGGCCAACTGCGCAAGGCGCAGGATGCCCACAGGTCCAACCGCGCAGAACTATGACGAAAACGGCAAGCGCAAACCCGTCTATTCCCTGCCAGAATCAACTGGTCTTGAAGAGGTTGGCAGCGTTGGCACCGGCATCATGCTGATCAAGCGCAACGTCTTTGAGGGCATGAGCGAACCCTGGTTCGATATGCCTTGGCAGTATGACACCAGAGGCTACATGGGCGAGGACGTATTCTTTTGCAAGAAGGCGCAAGAGCTTGGGTTCAAGGTGTATATTGACCATGACGTGAGCAAAGAGATCGGCCACATTGGCACGTTTGAATTTAAGCACGAACACACCTGGATAGTTAAAGAGGAAATGGAAAAAGAGGCAAGCTGATGGCACTGACTACATATACCGAGTTAAAAACATCAGTTGGCGATTGGCTCAACCGCACCGACCTGACAACTGTTGTCCCCGATTTCATCGCGCTGGCCGAGGCTCAGATCGAGCGCCAACTGCGCACCCGGCAGATGATCGTCAGATCCACTGCGTCAATTGCCACTGAGTACAGCGCGGTGCCTGATGATTTTCTGGAGACAAAGTCCATCAAGCTCACCGGCACCAACCCCGTCACGCCTTTGGGCTTTGAGACGATTGATTCACTTGACTCCTTGAGTGTGCAGTACCGATCCAGTGGCGTGCCGATCTTCTTTGGCATTGTGGGCGGCCAGATCCGAGTGCTGCCAATCCCTGATGCTGCCTACACTGCCGAACTGGCCTATTACGCAAAGTTGTCAAAGTTGTCAGCCAGCGTGACAACCAACTGGCTGCTGGCTCAAGCGCCTGACGTTTACCTCTACGGCGCCTTGCTCCAGGCTGCGCCATACCTACAGGATGATGCGAGAATCACAGTGTGGTCAGCGCTGTATCAGGCAGGACTTGATCAGTTGCAGATTGCAGATGATCGAGGTTCTACCAGTGGCGGCGCATTGCTGACCAGGGCAAAAACATTTGGGTGATTAAATGGTAACGACAACCAAGGGCGAGATGGACGAGTCACTGCTGGAAAAGCGTGAGGGGTCCATTGACAACGATACTGAAACCACAAGCTGGGTTGAGTATTGGCATGAGGGTGAGTTGGTCCATCGATCAGTCAACATGGTGCTAAAGCGCGGCGTCTTTGCCGAAGGCATCAGTCAACAAATTTGAGGGTTAAATCATGGCGAATACTCAGGCAATGTGCACGAGCTTCAAAGGTGAGCTGCTTGTCGGCCACCACAACTTTGGCACTGGCGTTGTCCGAGGCGCCACCACGGCAGATACCTTCAAGGCTGCCCTGTACCTGGCCTCTGCCACCGTCAATGCGTCCACCACGGCATACAGCGCGACAAATGAAGTGTCTGGCACTGGGTACACGGCTGGCGGCGTCACAGTGACCTTTGGCACGGCTCCAAGCACCTCTGGAACCACGGCATTTGTCACGCCCAGCGCCAGCATCACTTACAGCGCGGTGACCCTCTCCACGGCCTTTGACGCAGTCTTGATCTACAACTCGACCCAGTCCAACAAGGCAGTCAGCGTCCACACTTTCGGCAGCCAGACCGTGACTGCTGGAACCTTCACGCTGACCATGCCAACCAATGATGCAAGCACCGGCCTGATTCGGCTGGCGTAACGCAGGGGCAGCACCATGGCTGCTTACGGCACAGGCTATTACGGCAAGGGCGTCTACAACATTGGCAATGTTGTCATCAGTGGCAACGCTGCCACTGGCGCCGTTGGCACTGTACTGGCCGACAGATCAATTCAAGAAGATGGAACCATTGCCACCGGCAATGTCGGTACCGTCACACTCACCATCGCCATTGCCATCACGGGCAATGCCGCCACGGGTGCCGTTGGCACGCTGGCGCCAGATTCATCCCAAGCAGTCACAGGCAATGCGGCCACACTGGCCGTTGGCACTGTCGCGCCTGCCGGGTCAATTGACGTAAGTGGCAACGCTGCCACTGGTGCAGTTGACTCTGTTGGGGTAACCCGGTCCACGGCCACAACTGGCAACGCTGCCACTGGTGCTGTTGGCACTATGTCGGCAGAGGTGATCTCTTTTCAGGCCATCACAGGTGTTTCTGGGACTGGCGCTGTTGGCAGTGTGTCAAACGTCATCACTGTTGCGATAATCGGCAACGAGGCAGTGGGATCTGTTGGTGTAATGGTTGGGTTTGGATGGGGGTCGATTCCCGACACATCAGAAACCTGGACCGCCCAGTCAGATACACCAGAGACATGGGCGCCAGTGTCCGACACGGCAGAGACATGGACTCCAGAGTCAGACACGTCAGAGACCTGGACACAGATCGCAGACAATTCAGAAACATGGACGCAAGTCCCAGCATGAAAGTGAACTATGGCAGATACCACAACAACCAACCTTTTATTGACCAAGCCCGAGGTGGGGGCCAGCACTGACACTTGGGGCACAAAGATCAATACTGACCTTGACAGCGTTGACGCAGTCTTTGCGGCTGCTGGCACAGGCACAAGCGTTGGCTTGAATGTCGGGTCTGGAAAGACAATCACGCTTGCTGGCACAACTAAATTTTCTGGCTCGACATCAGGGACAACCACACTGCAAGCAACTGCGGTGGCTGGTACTACCACTTTGACGCTTCCTGCGGCTACTGACACTTTGGTTGGTAAGGCAACGACTGATACGCTGACCAATAAGACGTTGACGGGTGCGGCAATGAATGGTACTTTGGGGGCTACTACTGCTAGTACAGTAGCGGCAACCACACTCACCACATCATCGACTGTTACGCACAATGGCGGCACTGCCAATGGAGTTCCTTATTTGGATGGCTCCAAGGTGCTGACTACGGGCAGTGCGTTGGTGTTTGATGGTGCGAATTTGGGTGTGGGTGTTACGCCTAGTGCTTGGAGAAGCACTTTTAAAGCATTGCAAATACTAGGGACTGCAACATTATCAAGCAACAATAACACCACAGTTTATTTAGGTTCAAACTGGTACTCCAACAGCTCTAACCAAGATGTTTACACTGTAACCGGAGCCGCTGGTATTTATGCCATAAGTGCTGGTCTTCATGTTTGGTACAACGCCCCCTCTGGCACAGCAGGTAATGTTGCCACCTTCACCCAAGCATTGACCCTTAACACCAATGGTGTTTTGGCTTTGCAAGGCGCATCAACATCAGCCACAGGCGTAGGCATCACCTTCCCCGCAACTCAATCAGCATCAACTGACGCAAACACGCTAGATGATTATGAAGAGGGGTCATGGACACCAGCTATTGCGTTTGGGGGAGCATCAGTCGGCGTAACTTACAATGCGGCTACAGCAGGCAGTTATGTCAAAATCGGAAGGCAAGTCACCGTTACCGGGTTAATTATTTTGACGAGCAAAGGGAGTAGTGTTGGGAGCGCAAGTTTGACGGGTCTTCCGTTCCCCATCTCTAACACCAATGGGGCATATTCGGGTGTTGCCCTAAGGTTTACCGCCATAACTTTTACCGGGCAAGTTCAAGCCTACACCGTTATTAGCACGACAACCATATCCTTCGAAAATGTCAGTGAAGCCGGGTCTAATCAGCCTCTAACTAACACAAATTTTGCAAATAACAGCGATGTACTAATTTCTCTTACATACTTTGTTTAAGGAAACCCTCATGTCAATCACCAAAACCACCACTGTTGACCAAATCACCGTCAATGAGAACGGCATCGTTCTTTATCGTGAAGCCACACGCATCATGGAAGATGGCAACGAATTGAGCCAAACCTACCACCGTTCCAGCCTGACCCCAGGCCAAGACCTGACAGGCATTCCTGCCAATGTCGTTGCAATCTGCAATGTGGCTTGGACTGCTGAAGTCATTGCGGCGTATCAAGCTGCACAAGCTGAGAATGCTTGACCGTAATGTCTGACTCCACTGAGACCAGGCTGGCAGTGCATGAGGCCATTTGCACAGAGAGGATGAAATTCATTTCTGACTCTCTTGCAAAGGGGTCAGAGCGCATGACAAAGATAGAGTATTTGCTCTACGCCGTGATCGTGGCCGTCTTGCTTGGTCCTGGTGCTGCTGCCTCTGTGTTTTCTAAGATCTTTGGTTTGTAGCAAATGTGGACCCCATCAGTATTCTCCTTTTGGCCTCGAGTGCATTCTCTGCAATCAAGCAGGGCATTGCCACATACAAGGACGTTAAGAATACTGCTGGTGACGTTAAGAAGATCGTCAACGAGATCGCTGGCATGTTTGGGCCAACCCCAACAAAAGAGCAAAAGAAACAGATCGTTGCCGAACAAAAGCGAGTGCAAGAAGTCGCTGCCTATGACCCCAATGCAGTCATGGGAGACATTGCAAAGCGCCTTGGTGAATTTATGCGGCATATGCAGCAGATCCAGGATTATTACCATGAGGAAGAGCGCAAGTCCAAAGAGGAAGTCTATGACGGGGCAGACTCTCTGGCAGAGCGTGCCTTGCAGCGTACCCTTGTACTCACCCAGTTAAGACAGATGGAGGCTGATTTGCGAGAGCAGATGATTTTCCAATCGCCTCCAGAGCTTGGGAATTTGTGGACACGGTTTAACGAGATGCGTGAGCAAATCGCGGTGGAGCAAGAGCAAGCCAGGGCAGTGCGAGATCAACGTGAGGCGCAGGCGAGATGGCAACGAAGACGGGTAATCGCGGACCTGCAAGACAAAGCAATCTACCTGGCAGCCGCCTTGTGCGTGATCCTATACCTGGCCGTGTTTTGGTCACTCCTGGTGATGGACCGAAAGACCAGATGGGGTTTCTGATCGCGCTCATATGCATGGTCCTAGTTTTTTGCCTGATGCTGCCGATAATTACAGTAATCTACTTTGATACTCTGGCGGTGCAAAAGGAAAGCAAAGCGCAGATCGAAAGAATGGAGAGGCTGCGCAAGCAGCTTGAGGAAGACCGAAAGAAGATGGACCAGGCCAACAGAAAGGAAGACTGAATGAGACTGCTGCTTTGTCTGACCATCATGGTGCTTGCTGGGTGCGAGGACCGCTATCGATACACCTGCCAGAACCCTGACAACTTTGAACTCAAAGAGTGTCAAAAGCCAAGGTGCTTATTCACGCAGACCTGCCCCGAGTATTTAGTTGCCCCGGTATTGACAAACAAGATTGAACCAGCAAAGGCCGAAGATGCTAAAAAGTAAATACACCCCTGAAGAGATTGAGGTTCGTATCTGGGGCTTTGTTGTGGTGATGATCACCGTCATTTTGCTTGGCATTGTGTTTGCCCTGCTCTATTCAGTAACGTTTGTCACCCAACCCATCAAGTCCATGGCGCCCATCGACCAGGCTTACACCAAGATGTTGAACGACATTGTGCTGCTCATTGTTGGCGGCATTGGCGGCATTGTGGGCAAGCGTGCCGTGGGGGCCGTCACCGCTGCAATAAACCCTACGCCGCCACCTACACCTGCCCAGGCTGCACTAGTGCCTTCTATGCCTGTTTCTGCGCCTCCCAGCGGTGCTTTGCCAGTCTGGATCAATCCACCTCTAGATGAAACCTGGACGCCTCCACCTCCACCGACAACGCCACCAGAGCACCTGGAACCCGATCATGTCCGCGAGGAGATCGCAGCAGCAAGACGTGAGGCTGGGCAGTGAATCCATACCTAATCATTGCGGCCATGGTTGCCATTGGCGGTGCCTATGGTTACGGCCACCATGTTGGTTATGCTGACCGTGACGCTGAGATGCAGGCTCACATTGCCAAGCTCAATGCAGAGTCACGCGCCAAGGAGCAAGAGCTGGCAAGCTCACTGAATAATCAAACTGAAACCCTGCGAAAGGCCAAGAATGAGATCAACAAGAAGCAGTCTGACATTAATAATCTTATTGATGCTAATCAGTTGCGCCTCCCGGTCCCGTCCACCCCAAGTTGCGTACCAGCCACCCCAGATGCCAGCCCTCCCAGCGGAGATCGGGACAAAGCAAGACCCGACACTGACAGAGAGATTATTAAAGCTCTTGTCGCCATCGCCATCGAGGGAGACAGAAACACCGTCCAGCTTAACGCCTGCATCGACACCTACAACAAAGTGAGAGAGGCCATCAATGGTAAACAGTGAACAACTCAAAAAGCTGCACATTGGCCCCGAATGGGTTGATGCGCTCAATGAAACCTTTGGCAGGTTCAACATCTCTACCAAGAGACAACAGGCTGCATTCATTGGGCAATGCGGCCATGAATGTGGGAACTTCAAGGTGCTGCAAGAGAACTTGAATTACCGCGCAGTCACCTTGATGAAGTTGTGGCCCAAGCGTTTCCCCACTCTTGACGTTGCCAACCAGTACGCTGGTCAACCCAGCAAGATCGCCAATAAGGTGTACAGCGGTCGCATGGGAAACCGTGACGAGGCATCAGGGGATGGTTTTCGTTTTTCGGGAAAAGGTTGCATCCAATTGACCGGCCACAGCAACTATTTTCACGCAGGCCAAGCCCTTGGCGTTGACTTTGTCATGCAGCCTGAGTTGGTCGCCACCCCCAAGTACGCTGCCTTAACGGCAGGTTGGTTCTGGTCAACGCATGACTGCAACCGCCTGGCCGAGGCAGGGGACTGGGCAGCGCTCACGAAGAAGATTAACGGTGGGACAATTGGCCTCGAAGACCGAATTAAGCACACCAATGAGGCTTTGGCAGTCCTGACATGACAAACCTTTACCAGCAGCTCCAAACCCCGGCACCGCCAGACCTGCCCTCACCTGGCGCGGTCTATGACGAGAGACTGACTGCGCAATCCCATCGCGGCCTGCTGACCTACTTTCGCAAGCTCACCAATATCTTGTCAACAGTCCTTGGGCCGCGAGGTGGCAAGTACTTGAACCTGCCATATGGTGCGTTTCAGGACTCAACCGACCAGACAGCGGCCAACACCACAACGGCCTACGCCATCACATTTGACACAACTGACTATGCAAATGGGATCACTCTGTCAAATTCATCACGTTTGAACGTGTCGCAGGGCGGGGTTTACAACGTGCAATTCAGCGTGCAATTCAAAAACACAACGAATGACACGCAAGACGTTGAGGTCTGGTTTCGTAAAAATGGCACTGACATTGCCAAGTCAAACTCAAGGTTTGGACTTACGACAAGAAAAGGCGCAGGTGACCCCTCTCACGTGATCGGGGCTTTGAATTACTTTGTTGATTTGGAGCAAAACGATTATCTGCAACTTATGTGGCGGCCATCAGACGTTGGCGTCTCCATTGAGCAGTACCCTGCCGGGACCAGTCCAACCAGGCCAGCAACTCCCTCAGTCATTGCCACAGTGAGTTTTGTGTCCAATCTTTCCGCATAATCACATCATGGCACTTGTACCACTCAGAATCCCCCCAGGCGTTTACCGTAACGGCACAGAGTATCAAACCTCTGGGAGATGGTTCGACTCCAACCTGGTTCGCTGGTTTGAGGGTACTTTGCGTCCCATTGGTGGATGGCGCAAGAGATCGGCATCCCAGCTCACCGGGTCATGCCGGGGCTTGATCACCTGGCGCGACAACTCAGGGGACCGCTGGATTGCTGCCGGTACAAATTCCAAGCTGTATGCCATGAATGAGGCTGGCACTTTGAAGGACATCACCCCGACAGGTTTAACTGTTGGCATTGCTGATGCAGCCACAAAGACCGGGTACGGGTACTCCACTTATGGCAACTTTGCCTATGGCGTGCAGCGCCCAGATACCGGCACAGTGACGCCAGCAACGACCTGGAGCTTGGATACCTGGGGAGAGTACCTGGTCGCCTGCTCAGATGCCGATGGCAAGCTCTACGAGTGGCAGTTGGGCTTTTCAACGCCGACCCTGGCCGCTGCCATCACCAACGCGCCAACGGGCTGCAACGCCGTTATGACAACGGCAGAGCGCTTTGTCTTTGCGTTGGGTGCCGGTGGAGATCCCCGCAAGGTCCAATGGTGTGACCAGGAAAACAACACCGTCTGGACCCCGGCAGCCACCAACCAGGCAGGCTCATTTGAGCTGATCACTGTTGGGTCACTAAAGGCTGGCAAGCGCGTGCGCGGTGTCAACTTGCTGTTTACAGATGTTGATGTCCACGTCAGCACCTACATTGGCCTGCCTTACGTCTACTCTTTTGAGAAGGCCGGTTCTGGTTGTGGCTTGATCTCAACCCAGGCCGTTGCGGCCATTGACACTGCCGCGATCTGGATGAGCAATTCTGGCTTTTGGGTTTATGACGGGTACGTCAAGCCATTGGCTTGTGACGTTGGCGACTACATCTTCCAAAACATCAACGCCAACCAGGTCAGCAAAGTCTATGCTGTTCACAACTCGAAGTACGGCGAGATTATTTGGTTTTACCCATCAAATGCAAGCAACGAGAATGATTCTTATGTGACGTACAACTACAGGGAAAATCATTGGGCCATTGGCTCACTGTCTCGCACGGCTGGCACTGACCGTGGGGTCTACCTAAACCCCTTGATGGTTTCTGCTGACAGTTACATCTACGAGCACGAAGTCGGCTTTGCGTATGACTCTGTCGCGCCTTTTGTTGAGTCTGGCCCTGTTGAGATCCAACCGGGTGAAAACATTATGAATGTGCGTCAGTTGATCCCTGACGAGCAGACTCTAGGCGAGGTTGTCGTGTCCTTCAAGACTCGCATGTACCCAACGGCCACAGAAACAACTTATGGACCCTACAGCGCCAGCGAACCCACAAGCGTGCGGTTTTCAGCGCGTCAGGTCAAGGTCAGGTACACCGGGGCGGTGCTTGCTGACTGGCGAGTTGGTCTGAATCGTTTAGACGTGTTACCCGCTGGCAAGCGTTGAGACTTAAAATTCAGCCATGAAAGACATCAGACAAATCCTCACCGAAGACCTGGCGAAGAACTATGGTGGCTTTGCCATGACAGTTGATGCCTACTTTGATGGGTTGATGAATGCACCCAAGACAGGCAACTTTGTTGTGCGTCAGGGTGACACTCTGATCCTGACAAAGAAGATCGAGAAGAACGGCATCGAATTTCACTGCATCAACGGTGAACGTGCCAAAGACCTTGTGTCCAACGTGCAGGCTTACCTCGATGACTTGAAGGAGCATAAATACGACTATGCCGTCACGTTCTACGACAACCCAAGGATCAATGACTTGTTTTCACAAATCACTTACCCGTCAGAAATCAAAAAGATTGATGATGGTTTATTCAGAACGTATGAAGCAACTTTGAGGTTCAAATGGGCGCATTAAATCAACTTGGCAGTGCCGCGAGCAGTTTTGTTTCTAACCCTGTTGGCAGCGTCAGCGGCGCATTGGCGCAGGCAGATAAAGACTTGAGCTTGTCAAAGAATGCCGTTCCCATTGCTGCTCTTGGAGCTTTGGCTGCTACTGGTGGCTTGGCAGGTGTTGGCATTCCAGGCTTTGCTGGCTTGGGCGGTGCTGGGGCGGCTGGGACTGCTGCTGCTGCTGATCTGGCTGCTGCCTATGGCGCGACTGGTGCTGGAGTTGGCGTTGGAACTCTTGGAGGCATTGGCGCTGCCGGTGCTGCTGGAGCTGCCGGCGCTGGACTACTCAGCGGCATCAGCCCATCAACCATGATTGCTGGTGGAGCGTTGGCTGCAAAAGCACTTGGCGGCAGCACGCCGTCATCTTCAACAACCTCAACATCCATTGACCCTGACATAAAGGCTGCATATCTCCAGCAGTTGCAAGATGCCAGAACCACTGCTGCTGCCTTAAAGACGCAGGAGTTTGCCGGGTTCACGCCTGACTATGCGTCTGCCGAGGCGCAAATGAAGAGGCTGGCCCTTGGCGGTGCTGGTCAGGTGACTACTGATCTGGCATCCCTGATGGCACTCAAAGAGGCTGGGTATACGCCCCAGCAAATATTGGCGGCAAGTGGTGGCAGTGCTGCACAAGCAACATCCCAAGGATATACACCAGAACAAATTGCGGCTGCACAAGCAAGCCGCGCTGGTGTGCAAAATGTCGGCGCCGGTACTGGTTCTCAGTTTATGGGTGCATACCAAAACCCTTTCGAGCAGCAAGTTGTGCAGGGTGCATTGGGCGACATTGAGCGCCAGCGCCTGATCTCTCAGCAGGCCCAGCAAGCTCGAGCAACAGGCGCTAGGGCATTTGGTGGCTCGCGCCAAGCAATTGCTGAGTCACTTGCAAACGAGGACTACACGCGCCAGGCAGCCAACACTGCTGCCCAGTTGCGCTCTGCTGGGTTTACCACTGCTGCTGGCCTGGGCCAGACTGATGCGGCCAGGGCACTGCAAGCTCAGATGGCAAACCAAGGTGTGGACTTAACCCTTGAGCAGGCCAACGCGCAATTGCGTCAACAAGGATCGTTTGCAAATCAGGCCGCTGTAAATCAGGCATTGCAGTTTGGTGCTGGTGCAAGCAACCAGGCCAACTTGGCAAATCAAGCCGCAATGAATCAAATGGCTCAATTTAATGCTGGACTTTCTCAGCAGGCCGCGCTGGCAAATCAATCGGCATTTGGACAGGCTGCTGGCATTCGTCAAGGTGCCATTGGTCAGATGGGTGCTTTAGGTGCCCAGCAGCAAAACCTTGGGTTATCTGGTGCGCAGGCCATGATGAATGTTGCGCAGCAGCGTCAAGCATTGGACCAGGCAAGACTTGATGCAGAGCGTAATCTAAGGTTGCAACAACTTGGCATCACTGGCGGTGCATTGGGACAACAGTTGCCCAATATGGGCGGCACGACAACTTCACCCATCTACCGCAACCAATTGGCAGGCGGCCTTGGCGGTGCTTTGGGTGGCGCTCAGTTGGGCAGCATCTTGGGTGGCAAAGAATATGCAGGTTATGGCGCCGTCTTGGGCGGTTTGCTGGGCTTAGGTTAAGGAACAAACATCATGGCAACAATGAACATGGGCTTGCTGGGTGACTTGTTTGGTGGCGGCACGTCTGCCCTGAGCGAGTACCTGACCCCCGAGCAGCAAGAGTCGATGCAGCGCCAAGCGCTGCTGTCCACCGCTGCGGCCCTGCTCCAAGCAGGTGGCCCATCTGCCACTCCCATCTCACTGGGCCAAGCGCTTGGTGCAGGCTTGCAAGCTGGCACGTCCAGCTATGGCAAGGCCCAAGAGGGTGCGATTCAGCAGTTGCTGACTAGGCAGAAGTTGGACGAGTACAAGCGCCAGATGACTGACGATCAGGCATACAGAGATATGTTTGCTCAAGTGCCAGTTGCTGGCGATGCAATAACTCCCATGCAGGCGGCGGCATTGCCTGTTTCTCAATATGGTATGGGTCCAAGTCCACAGCGTAACGCCATGATTGGTCAGCCAATTCCTGCCGGTATGCAAGCTACTATGTCAGCTCAAGGTGGTTTATCTTCTTTGACTAAGGCTCAAAGAGACTTGCTTAGAAGTATGCCCGCCAAAGAGGGAAGATCAGAGCTTTTGAAGATGTTGCAGCCTCCAGAGGTGATTGGCGAACCGTATCGAACTGCTGAAGGCAAAACATTTCAGCGTCTGAAGACTGGTGGAAGAATTGAAATTCCAACTGGAGAGGCTCCAGCACTTGAGGCATTGGGCGAACCCAAAGAGGTTACCGATGCACTTGGTAACCCTGTGCTGATCCAAAGATACAAAGACGGCAGCGTCAAGACCATTGCAGGTTTTGGCGTACCACGCGAGATGGTCCAAATGAACTTGAACAACAAGATCATTTGGGTTGACAAAAATAGAATCCCAGCGAATGCTGAATACTTGACTGGATTAAGCCCGGCAGAGGCTGAGAGATTGCGGCTTGAGCGTGCGCAATTAGGTATTGCTTTGGATCGTTTGCAACTCAGCAAAGCTGAATTTGATCGCGGCCAGTATGACCGTGTCGAAACGGCAGATGGGTTTGCTTATGTGCCTAAAGTGCCAGGTTTACCAATCATTCCAATTGCAGGTGCTGGCGGTGAACAGTTGACTGGTAAGGGCGCATCAACTGAGGATCAGGCAAAGTCTGCTGGATTCTCTTTGCGCATGAACCAGGCAAAGCAAATCTTCAATCAGCCATTGATTGATCCTTTGACTCAGCAGCCAATTGTGGACATGAATGGAAAGCAGTTGACGCTTGAGGACGTGTTTGGAAGTCCAAGCAGAACGCAGGCAATTTTGCGCGGCATACCGTCTGCCGGTCTTACCACTGGGTTTGCAAACTATATTGAAAGTGGTGGCCGTCAGCAATACCGCCAAGCTCAAGAAAACTGGGTGACTGCAAATTTACGTTCAGAGTCTGGTGCTGTTATCGGTACTGATGAGATGGAAAAGGAAATTAAAAAATACTTTCCACAAACAGATGACAAGCCACAAACCATTAAGCAAAAAGCTGATGCACGAAGATCATCAGAAATTGCAATGCAAGTGCGTGGCGGCCCTGCACTCAAGGCAATTCAAAAAGCCCAACAAGCAACGCAACCAAGTGCTGGACTCTCATGGGACCCAGCCACACAATCATTCAAGTGAGGTAATCAATGGCACAAACTGTTAACGTAATTGGGTATGGCCCGATTACTTTCCCAGATGGAATGTCGCGGGAGCAGATGGCCGAGGCATTGAAGAAGCTGCCGCCATTGCCTGGGACTGCTGCTCCAGCGGTTCCAGCAGCACCACAGACCGTTATGGAGAAGCTCGCGGCATCTCCAGTTGGTGGCGTTGTGCGTGGCCTGCGTGATGTTGCTGAAGGCACTGCCCAGTTTGCAGCAAGGGGCGCTGAACAGTTGCCAGTCATTGGTCAATTCATACGTCCAGCACGTCAGTCATTTGAGCAAGCCATGACTGCTGGCGAAAAACAATACCGCCAAGATCGAACCGGCCAGCTACGTCCAGATGAGCTTGATGTTGGCCGTATGGTTGGCAATGTGGGTGGGACACTGTTACCAAGCACTGCTGCCGTCAGGGCATTGAACCTGGCCGCCAAGCCCGTCAAGGCTGGCGCTGTTTCTGGTGCCGTCAGCGGTGCAATGCAGCCCGTCCAGACTGGGGCAACAGCGCCGACATTGTCCGACCTGGTGACAGAGACAAGGCCGCGAGACATGGGCGCTGGTGAATACTTTACACAAAAGGCCCAGCAAATTGGATTTGGCGGGGCTTTGGGCGCTGGAGGTGGATACCTGACCGACAAGATGATGAGCATTTTGTTTGGCTCAAGAGCGCCTGGTATGGCAGCCCCAGCACCTGGACCGGCACCGGGGCCAGCAACTGCGCAAGCTCAGAGCAGTGCAACGGCAACCGCGACTCCAACGGCCACAGTGACTGGCGGCCAAGTTACGCCTGGCGTTGTTGGCGCTGATGCGTCAGCGGCATTGACTGAAGCTCAAAGGGCAATCCTTGATCGCGGCAAGGCAATGGGGTTTCGCACAACTCCAGGCCAGGAAACTGGCAGCAGATCTTTGCAGCAGATGGAGGCTCGAATGGAGTCCAGTCCATTGACGTCTGGCCCATTTAATGAGATCAAAGCAACCAATCAAAGGATTTTGAACCAATCGACAGCTCAGGCCATTGGAGTCAATGCCAGTGAACTGAGCAACCCTGTACTGGCAAAAGCTCAAAGACAAATCAGCGAGGTCTACAACAAGGTTTCAAGTCCAACGGTTCAAAAAATCGATCAGCCTTATGTGCTCAACGGCATTGATTTGCTTGACAACGCATTTGAGGGTTTGACTACCAAACCATTTAAATCTGAGATATTTGTAAAGCAGTTGCAAGATTTGGCTATGAAGGGCGAGGCCACTGGAAACCAATTGGCCGTTTTGTCATCAAAAATTGGCAAGAAAGCGAAAAACGAGAGAACAACTCCAAATGGAGATCGTGAACTTGGTGAGGCTTTGTTTCAGATGAAAGAAATTGTCGATGATGCTTTAATGTCTGGATTGTCAGCAGCAGATCAGGCAGCATTTCAAGCAGCGCGTGCCAATTACAGAAACCTGATGACAATTAGAACCTCCTCTGGCGTTGTCAATCCATCATCAGGGAATGTCTCAGGATTGAATTTGGCATCAGCTCTGACACGCAAAGACCCTCGCGGATTTATGGAGGGAAGTAATACCACTCCAATGTATGAGGCCGCACGCTTTGCACAAGCATTTAAACCTATCGTTGGTGACTCAGGCACAGCGGCACGCATGATGGAATACACACCTTTGAACGTGATGCTATCCATGCCGACAAACCTGGCTGCACGGGCTTACACGTCAGCCCCATCAACTGCAATTGCAAGCAGGTTACAGACTGGTTTGATGCCTAGTGGCGCGGTTGATCCAGCAATGGAAGAACTGATGCGCCGAGCATTACCAGTCACGGCTGGCGCCGGGCTGGTTGGCGGTTTACTGGGTCAATGATCTTTGAGGTGAAATGATGGCAACTGGTCTACTGGATTACCTCGAGGCTGCTGGTGAGACGGGCGCAACGCTTGGTAGCGGTGCCGCTGCCACCTTGGCCGGTATTCCTTACGGCATCTTGCAAAACATCAGGTCAGGTAAGTACGGCACAAAGGAAGGCGTCAAGCTGGCCGACAAGGCCACTCAAGACTTTATCAAGCAGTACACCTATGCACCCCGCGGCCAGATGGCCCAGAACGCTCTGCAAAGCGTTGCTGGCCTGCTTGAATCCACCAAGCTGCCACCAGTATTGCCAGAGGCCGGTTTGCTGGCCGCAATCCCCAAGGCAACGTATGCCTCACAGTTTGAGCGTGCCGGTATGGCAGCAGAGCGTGCCATGGAACCAGTCGCGGCCAACGTGATGGCGCGGGGCGGTCTGCCTGCTCAGTTGTTGCAGGATCTGACGCAGGGGACAACCAGCAACGTGACCAAGCGCCAGGCCACCGTGATGAACCCTGAGCGCATTGCATTCCCCAACATTTACAAAAACCCCAAGGAATTGGTGCAAGAGGCAACCAGCAGGGTCGCACCAGAGAATCCATTGCTCCAGCAATTGTTTGGCGTGACCAGGCAAGACCTGTTTGACATTTCCCAGCAAGGCACGCGAGCTGGCAACATCACTGATGTGCCATTCAAAACCGCCAAAAATCCCAAAGGCGCGGCCCATGCTTCTCAAGTGATGAACCCACGCAATGAGCAGCGTCTGCAAGACATTGTGGCCGAGGCAAGATTGCAGCCTGAGTTGTTCAAGGGCATGGCGTCTTGGTACACCATGGACCCGCTGTATCAGCGCTTTGTGGACATTTATGGGCAAGACAAGGCCATTGGCGAGTACAACAAATTTAATGCCTTGACGGGTATGTCTAGCCCCGGCAGTGAAGTGCTGACAGAGTTGAATCGCGGCACCGCTGCCAACATGATGGACACACTTGGCCGATTTGAGGACTTCAGGAAATATGGCGGTGTGTCTGAATTCAAGCGGGGCGCAGATTACCCGCCAGAACTGGCCGGTGTGATCGGCCATCCATATCACAGTACAGCTCAGGCTGGCCCCATGGGCAAGTATCTGGCGTCTGGCTTGATTGAGATGGATTCGGCCAAAGTACCGAGCTATATCCATGCGTCTGGCGTGCCAGAGACAGGATTCCAGACACAATACCCGGTTGGTGATGCCCACTGGTCGCGCCTGGTTGGGTTGCCTGACGTTCGCGGTGCGACAACCAAAAAGGGCGTGCCAACCATACCCAAGGCCAGCGCGTCAGTGCCTGAGATGGTTGCGTTGGGTCCATGGTTCAACCAGAGAATTGCTCAACCCATGGGGCTTGAAGCAGTGCCTACCCAGGCCGTGATCTGGGGCGCTGGATCTGGCGCAACTGGTGTGACATCACCCATTGGGGCGCCAAAGCTAGAGTTGCTGGCGCAGCAAATCGGAGAAACCGCGACACGTCTTGGCATCTCTCCAGAAACTGCCAGAGACATGATCATTCGCGGTCAGGCTTACGCTGGCGGGATCACCAAAGGCGGTTTGCTCTCAATCGATGACTGATCAATCCAGTCCATGATCTGCTGGATGGCCTCTTGTGCTGATGGTGTTTCACCACTTGCGGCCTGCACCTCCTCTGCCTCATCCATCAATGCGAGCAGGTAGTTTTTCAATTTGTCTTTGTCAATCACTTCACTTCTCCAAAAAACGCAGCCACCAGCGGATCTCTCCTGATCTTCACTTTACGGCCCCGATCACGCGCCTGCCTGAAGGCTTTGTCATCGAGGGACTCTTTGCGTCTCCACTTGCGCACCCTGTCGCTGACGCTACTGGGCAAAGGCTTGATGGCATCAATGCCGATCCCGTACCTGTAAACCGCCACCGGGATACCCCTGACCTCTGACCGGGTCCACTCTTGTATGTGGACCAGGTGCTGCCGGCGCAGCCGCAGGATCAGCAGCCTGGCAGACCTGTCGGTGCAATGGATCGTCTCAGCCACCTCCGCTGAGGTCAGGCCAATGTCGGTGATGGCCTTGATCAAGCGGGGCAGTTGGGCAGACTTCATTTGACCGAGGCAATGACTTCAAGCTCAAGGTCTTTGACCCTCTCGCGCAGTAGCTGCATCTCCTGGTCCAGATCTCGGTACTTGCGCTCCATGCGCTCGCGGGTGAACGTCTCGCCATGGATGTACCCGATCAGCGTGCCATTTGTGATGGCCTTCCTGATGAGCTGCTCATACTCATGCCTGTTGAGCATGACCCCTGCAATGCCGCCAGGGGCACGCATCTTGTTGACCTCGAGGTCGATCTGTTGTTGCATTGACTCGCTCATTGTTCCCTCGCTTTCAGCATGGCGTCTGCCATGCAATAGCACCAACCGGCTATTGCGTCTATATCATTGCTCGCCTCTAAGGCATCTGGGCCTGACCAGTAAACAGTCAATGCCCTTGCCGCAAAGTAATCGCGCAGGCTCATGCCTGCGTCTGATTGACTGGGGACGCAACCCAACTGGCCTGCCATATCTGGGTGCACGGGAAACGCTGGCCCACTTGTATCTTTGTTGTTCATGCTTACGCCCTCCAGACCAAGCAGTCCATCGCCACCACGATCAGGCCAATGAGGCTGATCACGCGGATGATCTTTTCAGCGGTGCTGCACTCATGGACGTGGATCTCGATGGCCGCGCCATTCTCGAGTGAGTTGGGGAATGCCTCAGTGAATGTCCTGGGGAATTTGCGGGTTGTTTCATTTTCCATGATTTCACTCCTTGTTTGAATATTGATCACATTACACCTCTCATCTCCCACCCGAGCAGGAAGTAATTCCAGCGGGTGACAATGTTGCTGTTGGTGAACTTGGTCCCGTCCCAGGCCAAGTCTGCTGGGGTGTAGCCTTTGCTCACCATAAGTGCCATAAAGACTTGTTGTGCTTTCATTGGTTCACCTCTCTGAATTTTTTCAGCAATGCTTTGCCAAACTGCACCTGTCCCCAAGGCATGGGTGCGCCCCTGTGTTCTTGCACCATTTCAAAATAGACGTTTTCAATTTGCGTGTCGGTCAGATCTACCCACGGGCGCTTCTTTTTGCCGTCATATAAACCACTCATGTAAGCAATACTTAACTCATCAGGCTTTTGCTCTGTGCGCTGTGGTGGGGTGACCATTTCGAGGTCTTGCGCGGTATGGTCTTTGTTCATCTCACACTCCTTAATTTGTCGTTTGCGCCAGCCGGTCACAGCGCGTTGTATCCATACTTGAAAAGCTCCACGGCCACCCGGCAGGCGAACCCGATGAAGGGCAGGAAACAGACTAGGATGAAACCGAATTTAAAACCACTCATTTGCTTTGCTCCTTACGTTTTTGAATAGACTCGCGCAGTTGCTGGCGCAGCCAGTTGATGCCGCCCAGGCGCTTCCACTCAGCAAAGTGCGCCGGGATCAGCCTGGCGCTGACCGTGACGGCCACGCTGGTCATCTCACTCTTTGGACGTGGCATCTTCATCTCCAGGCCGCGAGGGCCGTTGCAAGGTCTTTGGTGGAGACGATAAGCTGATCCAGGCGCATGGACTCATCACGCACAACAAACAACCCAGCGCCGCGCTTGGTGCGTCCCCAGGCATCTTTGCGGTTGACATTGGAGAGTTGGTTCTTGCGCACGGCGTTGTAGACCTGGTGCGTTGTGAACCCCTCATCAAGGCACTCGCGCATGGTCCGAGGAACCCGGCAGAAGTCAATGATCATCATCTTCAAGCTCCTCATCAGTTGGGGGTTGATCGTCTGGGTTGTAGTCTGCGCGGCCAGTGAGGATCTGACCCCACCGCCATTCTTGGTAATCGAGATCTGAGTACATGGTCAATCTTCGTACTCGAGGCGCTCAGAAAAAGATGGGTTCCAATCATTTTCAGAAGCGTTAGATTTCGCCCAACGTATGACCCATTCATGGGCATTAAGACCGCGATGGTTGTTTTTGCCATTTTCATTTGCGTCAGCAGTGATTTCAATGATTTCTGCTGGTGTCAAGTCGATGCCATGATCGGCATAGATTTTTTCGGTTTCTGCTTTGGTGATCATTTAAATACTCCTTGAAGTTGGGGCCGTGGCCCCGGTTGATTTAACGAGGCTTTGCACGCGCAATGACGGCACTGTCGATCCAGTCGCCAACTTGGATGGGTATCCACCCATTCTTTTGCTGACGGCCACGGGTAAGGTTTGCCAGATGGCAATAGGTGCTGCCATTGCGCTCCGCGCCGATGCTGACAATGCGCCATGTCTCACCGGCATACACAACGATGCAGTCAACCTTGCTGCCGTCACCGATGATTGCTTGTACTGTTTGCATTTAAATACTCCTTGTTGTTGATCTGCCGATCATACACACATTGACTAAGTCATCAAATCCCACACAATCCAGTCAACTATTAACCCCATACAATCAACCCCGGCAGGCCAACACCTGCTGATTGCGCCGGGCACTCCAACCGGGCGCAGTTGCCATTTGGGGGGCCGGTCATCACTGTCTGGCCCCCATTTTTTTGACTACTTGCACAAGTTGTCAAATTGGGGTTAACATGCAAGACATGAAAACAACTGACAACCCCATCAAAGACGTTATGTCCAAGGCCAGTGCCGCAGGCTACTCCATGGCCGATGTCTGCCGTGTCGCAGAGATCGACCAGAGTCAAGCCAGCAGGTGGCTTAGTGGCCGTACCAAGCCCTTATATGCCAGTGTGGTGCGCCTCAACCAAGTGGTCGATGCCATGGTGGCGGCCAGGCTGCAAGTGCTCAACAAGGCCATGGACGAGGCGCTCAAATGAGGCACATTGGCATCGACCCAGGTCTATCGGGTGCCATTGCGGTGATCACAGATGACACACTCCAGATCCATGACATGCCGGTGATGACCGTGGACCGCAACGGCAAGGCCAAGCGGCAGGTCAGCGCAAATGAGCTGGCCGAGCTGCTGAACCTGTACGCCGGCAAAGACTGCCACGTCTACTGCGAGCGCGTGAGTGCCATGGCAGGCCAGGGCGTGACAAGTGTCTTTTCGTTTGGCCGTTCATTTGGAATGATTGAGGGGATCTTGGCAGCGCTCAAGATGCCCGTCACCTTTGTGGCCCCTGCCACCTGGACCCGTGCCATTGGCCGCAGCCCAGGCAAGGATGCCTCGAGGGCCAGGGCAATGGAGCTGTTTCCCAATTACGAATATTTCTTCAAGCGCGTCAAGGACGATGGCCGTGCTGACGCTGCACTCATTGCACATTGGGGGCGTAAGCATGGATGACGTTGAACGCAAAGCCATGAGGGACCAGATTGTCTGGCTCACCCAGGAACTCGAGAAGGCCAGACGTGCCAACCAGGATAAGACGCTGCTGCTATCGCGAATGCTCAGTCCCGAGGACCTTGGGCACGCAGTCAGTAATGAGGTGCGCCAGCTCATCTACACAATCATCATCAACGAACAGGATGCGGAGCGCGAATCATGGAACAAAAAATAATCCTCAGACCCAGTGCAGCATCGCGCTGGATCGCCTGCCCGGCCAGCGTGCGCCTGTCCCAAGGGATCGAGCAAGAACCTGCTGGGGAAGCTGCGCAGATCGGGACGGCCATCCATGCCCTGGCCGAGCTTTGCTACAAGACTGGAACCAACCCGGCAAACCATGTCGGCAAGGCGATTGGAAACATCACCATGACGGCGGCCAATGCCGAGTATGCGCAGCTCCACCTCGATGAGATCAAGCGGGTCAGGGACGAACTGGGGCACGTCAGGGTCGAGCAGTACGTCACCATTGTGGACACTGACGAGGTCAAGCTGGGCGGGACTGCTGACGTTGTGGGTGTTGGGTCTGGCAAGCTCATCGTGAGCGATTTGAAGACAGGCAAAGGCTGGGTGGATGCTGACAGTCCCCAGCTCAAGATCTACGCCTTGGGCGCCATCAGGTCAGCCGCAAAGAACGGCATACCGCCACCCCAAAGCATTGAGCTGCGCATTGTCCAACCGCACCATGGTGACGTGCGCAGCCACTCGATGACGTATAAAGAACTCTGGGACTGGTATCAAAACACCTTGCGCCCGGCCATTGTCCAGGTTACTGTGGATGACGCCCAACCAAACCCCAGTGATGGCGCCTGTCAGTACTGCCCTGCCAAGATCGTTTGCCCTGCCCAACGCAAAGGGTTTGAGGTGCTCGCGGCCAAGCCAGACCTCAGAACCCTGGACAAGCAACAGATCCAGGCCGTCATGGTCTCGCTATCAGTTGAGCAGATTGCTGACCTCTTGGAGCGTGCGCCAGTGGTGGAGAAATTCATTGACGCTGTGCGTGACCATGCTGTGCAACGAATCAGGAACGGTGAGTCAATTCATGGATGGCAGATGGTCCCAAAGCGTGCAACACGCAAATGGACCAACGAGGATGCCGCCTTGCAAGCGCTAACTACGGCTGGCCTTGACAAGTCCAAACTGGTCTTAACTGAGATGGTGACGCCTGCGGTGGCCGAGAAGCTGCTGGGCAAGGACAAGAAGTCCATGGTCGATGACCTCACCACAAAAGAATCCTCGGGTTTGACTCTAGGCCGTGCCGTTGAGATTGCCCAATAATCCCATTCCCCCAACCGTGTCTATTGACACACAACTCTGAAAGCGAAAACGCAAAATGCTTAACTTATCCTCTGGTGGCGGCTCCGGATCCTACATTCGTTTCTCTCCCCAGGCCAATGCCTGGACCAATCAAGATGGAGAGATCCAACTTGGCAAAGTGGTCTTTGACATTGACAACGTGGTCACCGGCTGGCTCGAGCTGGGCGTTGGTGTGCGTGACTGGCAGCCTGATGCTGCCCTGGGCAAGAAGGGTCCGCAGCCCACTGCAAACCACAAGCGTGGGTTTAGTGTGGTGTTTTATTCCAAGGCACTTGGAACTGTTGAGTGGTCCAGCAATGGCGTTGGCCCCAACATGGGACTCGAAGCCCTGTGGAAGCAGTGTTCTGAGCAGCGTGCTGCAAACCCTGACAAACTGCCAGTGATTGAGTACACAGGCAGCCGAATGGAGAAGATCGGCAAGGGCACAACTCGCATCCCGGCATTTAACTTAACGGGTTGGATCGCCAGGCCAGCAGGCATGGACGCGCAGACACCGCCCATTGACGAGTTTGATCCTTTCCCTGCGCCAGTACCGGCACCAGCAGCTCCAGCGGCCAAGCAACACGCTGCACCTATCCCCGTTCACTCTGACGAGGACTTGTTCTAAGACGTAACGAATTAAGGGCCGGGGCTTTGTCCCCGGCTTTTTTTTCCCTCATGGAATCAAAAGAAGAATTCTGGCAACTGCTGGTGCTGCTCTTAGCCCGGCGGGTGTACGAATTGGAGCAAAGAATTAAAAAAATGGAGAAGCAATGCAAGCCGAACAAATAGCGAAGGCGCTTGGCAACGCGAAGAGAGTTGGCAAAGGATGGTTGGCAAGCTGCCCACTGCCAACGCATGGACAAGGGCATGGAGACAAGAACCCGAGTCTGTCAATCAGTGACGGCGAAGACGGAAAACCGCTGTTCAAGTGCCACTCTGGGTGCGATCAGCATGAGTTGTTCCACGCCATAAGGGACTATGGTCTGCTGCCAGAGATCGAGAAACGCGATCCATTGGCATCGATCAAGCCACTGCCAGCTCTGGCGCCGCAAGTCTTGGAGCATGAGTGGGTCTATGTGGACGAGGACGGTGAACCCCTGTTCGTGAAGCAAAGATTCAAGACTCACAGTGCCAAGGGCAAAGACTACAGGCAGATGCGTTGCGTCAAGCAGCCAGATGGGACTATTGCCAAGTTTCCAGGGTTCAGAGACACGCGCCTGGTGCCGTACAGGTTCCCCGAGTTGTTGTCTGCAAAAACTGCAGGCCGCACCATATTTCTAACTGAGGGGGAAAAGGCAGCCGATGCCCTGGTATCGATTGGAGTTATCGCCACAAGTGCTCATGCTGGGTCAGGGTCATGGCCCGAGGAGATAACGCAGTACTTTGCCGGCGCAGTGGTCATCATGGTCCCCGACAACGATCTGGCGGGTTGGACGTATGCGGCCAAGGTGGCAGCGGCACTGATCCCTGTGGTGAAGTCACTCAGGATCTTGGACCTGCCAGTGGAAGGGTTGACAGATGATGCCTGGGAGTGGGTCAATGTCCTGGGAGGCACCAGGCAGGCACTGGTGGAGCTGGCAAAACTGAGTCCATTGATACGCCATGAAGATGACGTAACGACCCCGGAAAGATTAAGCGGTTCAACACCAAACGCAACAAACGTAAACGCAACCGCCCCAGGCAACGTCCACCAAGAAACAGACAAGACCTACAAACCCTTCAAGATCGAAAGCTGGCAGTCAGTCAAGGATGAACCCATTAAGTGGTTAATACAAGACGTGATCCCCGATCAGTCCTTGGTTGCCCTCTTTGGGCCACCAGCCTCATTCAAGTCATTCCATGCAATGTCCATTGCCGAGTGCATAGCCAGTGGCAGACCTTGGATGGGTAAAGAGATCAACGGCAGCGGTCCAGTTTTGTATATCGCGGGGGAGGGGTATGGGGGAATAGGGGCCAGGATTGCCGCCATCAAGCAGCACCACAAGACCCCTGACTCAGCCCAGCTCTATGTCGTGCGCTCCATGATCAACCTCAGATCAAGTGTGGATGACTTTACGAACCTGGTCCTGGCAATCGATGAGCTGGTGCAGTTGATCGGCGTTCAACTGCGCATGATCGTGATCGATACCCTGGCACGGTCATTTGGCGGTGGAAATGAGAATAATTCTGATGATATGGGGGTCTATATCCAGTCATTGGGCAAGATCCAGAACCGCTACAAGTGCTCACTCATGTTGCTGCATCATGCAGGGAAGGACAGTAGTAAAGGGTTGCGTGGGCATAGCTCACTCCTGGCAGCGGCGGATACCTCGATGGAGATCTTGAGGTTCACAGAATCCATGAAAGGCCAGATCATTATGTCTAAGCAGAAGGACGGCGAGGACGGCCAAAGGTACGGGTTTGAGGCCATCACGGTGGACATTGACAGGTCTGAACTGGGCCTGGAGAACGGCAGCAGCCTGGTTATTGAGGCGTCAGATGTTGGCGACACGAAGGACAAGACCGAAGAAAATAAGCCACAAAAGGGCAAACCAATTGGGGCAAAACAGAAGATTGCCGAGAAGTCACTGAATGTTGCAATTAAAACCTTTGGCTCCATTATGGACACTCCAGAGGGGCGCAAAAACACCATCACTTTGGACCAGTGGAAGGCCGAATTTACGGCCATGATTGGTTCAGATGTGTCCGCAAAAGACCTGGCAACGTACTGGTTAAGGGCCAAGGATCACGTCATAAAGAGTGGCTTTGGGACCATAAGGAACGACAAGGTATGGGCCAACCGTAAGGACGTTACCACTGGATTTGAGGCAGAGGCACTGCTAAAGGCAGGGAAAATGGCCGCATTGGTTGATGAGTGAGTCATGTAATGGCTGACAATGTTATCCACTACAAATACTACAACTACCACAGATGTAGTGCAGCTGTAGTGCTACACATACTACAACTACTACAAACACCCCTGGAAGGGGTTGTTTGTAGTGTGGTGTGTAGTGTGGTGTTTGTGGTGTAGTGGTTATTGATTTGATGATTAATGGATTGAAGGTGCAAGATGAGCGCAAAACAGAACCAAGTGGGTCAGGTCAAAAGTCGCATACCCAGCCGTGGTGTTAAGCCAGACTTTCCCGCAACAGATTTTGAGATCAGGCAGGCATCATGGCTGGCTGAGATTGATCGCATTAAGGTGGATCAGGATCAAAAATGGGGGACTGACAGATTGTGTACTTTAGTTGATCCAGCGTTTCGAGAGAAATTCTGGCAACAACAGCAGCGGGTCTGGTCTGCTTGTCAGGCCAGGGATAGCGAGAAGCTCGAGAAGTCAGCAGCAGGCATGGTCAGGGCTTACCAAGCTCTCGAGGCTTGGGCATTCCAGAACGCAGTGCCGGTGCGGCCAGCCGTGGGCGCGGTGGAGCATGTTGGGAAAGATGGGAAGCTGATGGTGGTGGTCGCCACCAAGCAAGATGCGGTCTGGTATCGGGAGAATCGGCCAGACGTTACCGGGCAGCACGTTTGGTCCATGGAGGAGATCGAGCTGCTGATTGAGGCCGAGATCAACCAGGCAGTGGTCGAGGCCAAGATCAGGTACGCTAGGTTTGACCCGGTGGTGGTCAAGGTGGAGAAGTTGGGAGGTGAAACGGGCTTTGATGACTTTGTCAATGATCTGGATCTCTCGCAACCATCGAAGGAACCTAAAATGTTCGACAGCAAAACAGCGGAGAAATTTAAGCATGGACAGAATCAATCGATTTAAGGCACTTTGTGCCAGATGCTGGGCTTGGGTACTTGATCGCGTTAAAAGCGCTGGAAAGGGCTGAAAACATGCCTGGAAGACCTAAATTTAGACGTGACCTTGCCTTGCTGGAAGAGCTGCCAGAGGAGATGATCTTTTCAATGGTCGAGGCTGGCAAGCCAATGTCGGTGATTTGCATCGAGCTGGGTATCGGGCGCAAGGCGTTAGAGACGTGGATCGAAGATCAGGATCGTCCTGATATGATCGCCCGTGCGCGTGCAAAAGCAGCCGATGAGTTGGCTTGTGAGACGCTGGCGATAGCGGACAACACCGATCCAGAGCACGCCGCGCACGCTCGCGTCCGCATCCAAACGCGCCAGTGGCTGGCTGAGAAGTGGAAACCGAGCGTCTACGGCACCAAACAGGCGCAGGTCCAGGTCAACATTCACTCGATGCGGATGGATGCACTGCGCCATGCCGAGGTGATCGAGGTCGAGTTATCCACAGGGCAGGACAAATAAGTGACTACTTATCCACAGATCAGAGGGGATTGCCTGTGGATAATGGCCATATCTGTGCATAAGCACTGTCGTATGCCCGTAATAACTTAACATAATGGACAATGTAGCGATTAGGCTTTTGATAACGATCAGTCGATTCCAGCGTACATGCGGCATCGAGCGCAAGCAGTCACTAACCAGCAATTCACAGGCGCGTGCAAGTTGCACACAGGCAGTTGGCGCCTGGCCGCTGGCGCTGGCCTGCGCGGCCCGGCTCCGACCCCCCCCTTGCGCTCGCGGCTGGGGGCAGGCTGATGCAGCACCTTGAGAAACACCGACCATGACCCACCCCACTACCCCCGACCCCATCGCGTCCAGCGTCCCAAAAAAAATAAAAAAGGTGGAGACAACGCTGGACCCCACCCAGAACCCGTTTGTTGAATTTGTAAGACTCTACAAGAACAACCCTGTAAGGTTTGTGCAAGAAGTGCTGGGCGTCACCCCTGACCCTTGGCAAGCAGAATTCTTGATGCACATTGCCAAGGGCAACCGCCGCATCTCTGTCAGGTCCGGCCATGGAGTTGGCAAATCTACCGCTGGTGCCTGGGCCATGCTTTGGTATTTGCATTTGCGGTTCCCGGTGAAGATTGTGGTCACGGCCCCCACTTCCAGCCAGCTCTATGACGCCTTGTTTGCGGAACTCAAGCGCTGGATCAAGGCCATGCCGCAACTCTTGCAGGATCAGCTCGAGGTCAAGCAGGACCGCATCGAGGTCAAGGATGCCGCCACCGAAGCGTTTATCTCAGCCAGGACGAGCAGGGCCGAGCAGCCCGAGGCCTTGCAAGGGGTACACAGCGACAACGTGATGCTTGTTGGGGATGAGGCATCGGGTATACCCGAACAGGTATTCGAGGCCGCTGGTGGCTCCATGTCGGGGCACAACGCCGTCACCTTGCTGCTGGGAAACCCGGTGCGGTCCAGTGGATTTTTTTACGACACCCACAACCGGCTTGCTGATGACTGGGTGACCATGAAGGTAGCGTGCGCTGACTCACCTCAAGTCAGCCAGGAATACATTGAGGAGATGAAGGCGCGTTACGGTGAGGAGTCGAACGCTTACCGCATCAGGGTGCTGGGTGAATTCCCCAGATCTGACGATGACACGGTGATCCCCATGGAACTGCTGGAGATGGCAAGCCAGAGGGACGTTGAGGCCAGCCAACACGCTAGGATGGTCT